GTTTCAACGGGATTAGTAGGCATCAATAAACCTCCGTTAAATATCCCTTGTAAGAACCGGGAACTAAATCAATTGCAAGCCACATCTGAGTATCACCAGATGGTGTAAGGTCCCAATCAAATCGAATCAAACCACATCCAAAAATCCCACCTTCCATGTGAGTTTTACCGCCAACAGTAGTACCTGTAACATTAGCAACAGAATGCAAAGCAGCATAAGGCTGGTTATTAGCACCACCCGGATAGTATTCATCAGTAAGACCAGAAGCAGTATCACCAACACGGTAAGGAGGATAATCATTATTATCTGTAACATCTAAACGAATTTCGTCTAAATTATCAGCTGTATCAAAAATCTCTGTAATCCATCCAACATTAGAGGGAGTATTAGGCTCAATAGTCTGAGGCCTTGAACGAGCCAATCCGTAACCGTGAATAATACCACGAGAATCTCCATCATCATCTCCGACCATATGGAGAGTGACTTCATTAGAGGTACCAGTAGCACCACCAAGAATAGGCAATTGAATAGTTGAATAAGTCCATTCACCAGGCAAAATAGCAAGGTTACGACTATCAACAGGCAACAAAGTTTGGCCATCAGTAGCCGCAACAGAACCAACTTCTTGGATAGTAGAACTAACCATATCTTTATCCAGATAAACTTTAAAATCACGATACTTAGCAGCAATCGAAGGTTGATCATCAAGAACTTGATCTTGAGACTTCATCCACAACTTTTTGACCATAGTGTGGGAATTTTTCGCCATCCATGTGTCAGGCATTTTTGAAACATCTACTATACCAGTAGTATTAGGTTGGGTAACCAAAGACATACCCGCAACCGCCCAAGAGGTACCTTGCCGATAAAATCTACGGTTAACGGCAGAGGCCGCAAGAGACAAATCCACGAAATTAGTATCATTATTAGGATTTATATGAAACCATAGTCTAGTTACAGATGGAGCAATCTTAGCCATGATTACTCTTCTTCGCCGGAGGTACTTAATATTATCCCGGCTTTTTCCATCAATCCATAGGTTGCTTCAATTGCCCGATAGTGTGTAAAATACACATCCGGATCATGTTGTAATATCTGTTCAGGTGAGAATCCTTGCTTCAACATTTGCAAGGCACGTTGTTTGGGAGAAACTTTCGCAGATGCTTCAATTCTCCATTCTCCATGTTCAGGAAGAAGTTCAATTCTTCCTTTATCTTTGCCTTTATATACCTTCGAACGGCAATATTTTCGTGCTTCATCTCTAGTACCCTTTCGAGGTTCTATATTAGCACTCAAACCACGTAGAACCTCATTCATCCGATAGGACTTTGAGAACTCTACATAGAATTGGATGTGAAGTCTTCCGGTATCGGCCCGTTCAATCTGGCCACCAAGATACCTTAAATTGGGCAAATTCTCTAAAATTTCCCACTCACGACGGTAACCGTCAATAATTTCCTCTTCACTACAATCATCGTCCATTCCAATATGTTTCGGCCACATAGTGCCGACCCAATGCCTTTTTTGCTGGCTCATTCCCATCCCTCCGAAGGATGAAACCATTCTCTAACAATACAGTCAGAAGGTCCAGCAGGATATAAACCAGAAGGTACAAAGGCATATTCCCAAACATATCCGTTAAAACGGAGACCCTCAATATGGGGTTCATTAGTATCGATAGTTATCCATCGAAACAAAGTTGTCTGCATCACTGACACCTACAACACCATTGGCCGCAATTGCGACAAATGCCTAATCGTTTGTTAATCTTCACATCGGTTTTACAGTCCACAGTGGTTCCCATGTGAACTGTTAAACAGGGGGGGGTAATAATACTTACCGTGAAAAACGGTCAGTTGCCCCCCCTTTGTCCTCTTGGCCGGACAGGCCACTCCGCCGACAACAACTCGCCCTTCGGTTGAGCTCGTCGCAACCTCGGGTCATAAATTCCCCTCGGCGGCTGCGAAAGATAGGTAGTTCACTAACTACTCCAATAAGACCATGAAAACAATTCTTTCCATGAACTAGCAGGTTGAACATTCAACGCACTAGATCCAATACCAGGCTGTCCTGAAGCAGCAGATTGGTATTGAGGACCAGCAACAGTAGGATAAACAGCAGTTGCCGAAGCAATAAATAAAGCAGGTGCCAATACAACAGCAGCACCGCCTACTGGCTTAGGATTAGCGTAAATAAACGCTAAAGGGCCAGTAAGATTAGAACGAGATAATTCAGGATGATAAGCATAACGAGCATCAGGAAATCGACGAGCCATTTCAGAAACATGGCCTCTAGATCGGGAATTTGGATTTAAAATAGTTGCACCTTTAGGAGCACGCATATGTAAAGTATCAGGTAAATCAATACCAAAAGCATGAAAATAAAAATCTATAACAAATTCAGGACTCATTCGACCCACTCCGCATAACAAGTATTACAAATACAATGAACAATTTGTCCAGCTTCAACTTCAATAACGAATCGATTCAGAGTTCGAGTATCACACTGACCACACTTGGCTAGTGTTTCAATATCTTCGGCGATAAGATCGACCGCCTTTTTTCACGGTAACCAATTTTTTGGTTGATTTTCTACCGTTCTTGTAAATATAACGAACAGTTCTATTTCCTTTCTTAAATGTCTTTCCTTTTTTCCAAGTCATCATGCACACACTCCACTAACATGTTCCGTAGCCTTGGAGGTAAGACCAAGTACATGCGAGAATAATACAAGTACCAAGTACTCAATACGATTATTTTTAAGATGGTCAACAACCATAGCCATCTTACTAGTAGCAACAACAGTTTCAACGGGATTAGTAGGCATCAATAAACCTCCGTTAAATATCCCTTGTAAGAACCGGGAACTAAATCAATTGCAAGCCACATCTGAGTATCACCAGATGGTGTAAGGTCCCAATCAAATC